AAGTTGTTCAATTATATGATACAATTAATGGAAACAGAAAACAATATCAAGATTTTAAATGAATTGCAACCTAAATTACAACAATATGAAAGTAAGTTGATATTGTACAATTATGACGCATTCTTATTTGATTTTAATCCAAAAGAGGGATTAGAGTTTCTAAATATCGTTAAACAAACTATTGAAAGTGATGGTGAGTATCCGGTTAAAATCAGTAAAGGGGTAAACTATCACGATATGCAAGACATTACGGAGAAATTCAAATGAGCAAGAAAATAAAAGAGTTATCAAAAATAACTACTCGTTACGAGAATCTAAATGAATGGAACGACACTTCTTTTAAATCATTACCAAAACGCTGGTCTAAAAATGTCAACGACACCAGAGACGGACTAACAGAATTAGAAGCAAAAGAAGGTAAAATCACCAACGCAATAAATCAGAAATATGATTTCGATAAACCAACGGTAGTTCACATTTCCAAACAAGATATGGAAATACTACACAAAACGAACAACACTTGATGAAATTATGGGATATCTTAAAAGAACATAATTGGAATCTTGATGCGAGAGTTGAATTGTTAAAGAATTTAGATGAAGCAGTCAAGAAAAGATACTACCAAACTGATAAAGGACAATCTGCACCCAAGGGTGCAAAAGTTGGAGTAGGACCTGATGGTGGAACTTACTATTGGGCTAATCCAGATAACTCACCGGCCGATGAAAAAGATATTCCAGAAGAAGAACCACAAGATGAACCACAAGAAGAACCAGAAGCAGAAACACAAGATGATGAAAACACACCAGAGCAAAACAGACAAAAAGATATTGAGTTAGTGGAAACTCAGTTATTTATGTTTGACGGAGACCCACAAGAAAAGGGTGGAGCAGGGACACCAGAATCAAGAACTGGTGAGTGTGTAACTACATACGCAGGTAGAAGAATAAAAGAATTAATGCCACCAAACGGTAAAATGTCCTACGCAGATGCGAGAGAACAAGTTAGACAAGAGTTATTAAAACAAGCAAATGCAACAAATGAAGAAGGAAAAAAATCATTACTGACAGAAGAATGGGTTGAATCGGGACTAAGATGTTTAGATTGGATTGAAGAAAATATTAAACTTGAAAACGTTGAAGATTTCGCTTGGGATACACCAGAAGGAAATGAATTAGTAGGTGCGAAAGGACACGGAACATCAGCGGATATGTTTATAAAAACAACAGACGGAGAAGTAATTGGTATTTCTCTTAAGAAAGATTTCAAAGTTTTTGTTTACAATGGTGGATATGACAAAAATATTAAAAAATTCGCAGAGGATATGGGATTTGAATTACAAGACCTACCACCAGAGTTATTGTATGAAGGAAACGAAAACGCATACAAAGAAAGAAAACAAAAAATATTTGATGAATCAATTGAAAAATTCAACGACCCAGAAGTAAAGAAAAAAGTATGTGCTAACTTTAAAAGAGCAAAAAAAGGTGGAGATGATTACAAAAAAGTTTTTGGTTCACGAACAGCAACTAAAATGTCAAGACTTAAACAGGTTGCAAAAAAATCAGGTAAAAAAGATATCCAAAGTTTAACTTGTGATGATTTATACGACAATATAATAAATGCAAAAAGTCATACTGGTGATATGAAAAAGGTTATTTTTGGTTTAGCACAACACGACCCAGAAATAGAACAAGGTGTTGGTAATCTTTATGGAGAATCAAGAGCACAAGATTTTAAACAACGAGATTCTTTGTATGATTTATGAAACAACGAGATTCTTTGTATGAATTTATTACTGAAGGAAAAAATTCTGAAACTTTTAAAAAAATGGTTGCAGAGCACACACACATAGATGATGTTTTATTCGGAACAAAAGGTGACCAATTAGATAGACTTGAAGTAGTTTATGGTGAGCCACCAAAGGGCGAATCTATGAAGAAAAAAGCATTAGTCGCTATGTTTGGAATTGAAGATGATTATGAAAAATGGGAAAATGAGAAAGACCCTAAGAAAAAGGAAGAATTACAAAAGCAACTTCAAGAGAAGATTAGAGAAAGAATGGTTATCAGTAAAGAAAGTGGACAACCAGTTATCGGTGTAAAAATTGAAAATCCTTCCCCACCACCACCAGAGTCAATCTCACCAATTTTTACTTTGAGTGTAAGAGCAAAAGGTATAACAGCAGCACCTGCTATGGAAATGGGACAAACTGTATTCGGTGGTTTAGCATACAAAAATGGAAATGTAGATGTTAAAAGTTGGTCACCAGAAGATAGGAAAACATATATTGAAGGTGAAGCAGCAAATACACTAAACGACATAGAAGCAGAAGATGTAGATTTTGCATCTGAAAAGGGTAAAAAAGAAGTTAACGATAGAATTAAAAAGTTAGAGAAACTAAAAGAAAGTTTAGGTGATGAAGTCAAGTTTACTGATAAAAGTAAAATAAATAAAGCGATAGCCGCACTTAAAAGAGGATTAGAAGAAAACTAATGAGAACTCAATTACTATGCACCTTTACCACTAAACAAAGACTCAACGAAGTCGTAGATATCGTCGTAACGTGTAATGATGTATTGTATGAAAAAATATATGTGTTTCAAAACACCAATGAATTAAATCAATTAATCTGCACATACAATGTTGAACACCAACCCGACTATCAAGAAAACATTATTGATACCATATCACTTCACAGAAAAAAACAAAGTAATACTCTATACACAATCAATGCATTGAATGAAGTCATCAGAGAAAAGAACGACGGAGTTCTCGTGTTAGACAAATCTTATATGGTGGATTGGAATGAGTTTTCCAATACACTACTACTCACAAACGAAATCGGTTTACAAAAAATACCAACAAAGATATTCCAAATCATAGATACATCAGTTTGGGGAAAAAAATAAATAAAAAGCTTGACTTTTACAATACATTGTAGTATATTAAGGTGTAAGTTTTTTGATAATTGATGTAGGAAAAAAAAGTTAAGAAAATACTTGACTTTTTCATTTTTTGTTCTTATATTATTATGTAAGTTTTTTGAAAATTGGTAGTAAATTCATCACGGAAATCTTATCGTGTCCAACGGGGCGATGTTAACGGCGATAAGACAGGTGGTTAGGTAAACAAAACAAACAGAATCACTTTGGAAACATTGTGTGGTTTGTTCCGATATGCCAGAAGGATAGACATCAAATCAGATACTTGTTTTAGTTGTTTTAGAAATATTACTTGGGGTTTGTTGCCGACTGGGTGTCAAGGGGTGATGAGAGAACTACCGAAAATTTTAATTTTTTATTTTATTTTAATTTAACGAAAGGAGTTTCAACTATGATACTAAAAGTAGTTGGACAAGTAAAAGGACATAAGAATAAGATGACAATGACTCTTGATGTGGAAGCACTTAGGAGTTCTTTACTTAAAAACAAAACATTGACATCTAAGAAAATCAAAACTATGGCTAATAAATCTACCAGACTTGCTAATACAAAGAAGTGGGCAGATTTTAAAGAGTTCTTTGAAAAGAAAGCTGAAATACAAAACAGCGTTTCTGAAGTTCGTTCTTGGTCTGAAAGAGAAACTTCTTAGAAAAATTAAAAAAATCTCAAAAAAAATACATTTTGGGATTTTTGTTTAATATATATAAATATACTAAGTAGTTTTAGTATTAGTTTTTTGACAATTTGGAATTGGAAAGTAGCAACACCGACGGGTGTTTCTATGGGATTGACTGAAAAATGGGTAGACATTCGAAGCCCATAAAGTAATCCAGACAAAGTTGTGGTGACTTGATAGTTGGAAAATATTTTAACTATCTATATCGACAGATATTGTCTAATGTATTTCCGTAAAACAGATAAGATGATTCTTATGACTCTATTGTGGGTAAGGGTAAAACTGAAATCCTACTTAATGGCTGAACAATCTAAACTTGGAGAGATAAAGCATTTGTATAGAAGTTGTATTCACATCAATGAGGAATAACCGCCTTGAGATGAACTATCGTAACTGATAGATACAAAGTATAGAGTATGAAAAAATCCAAGACGGAAATTGTGAGTAATCATTAATCTCGCATCCCCAATAAAATTCCAAACATTTAAAGCCCCAACGATTTTTAGTTTCCACCTTTTATACAAACTTTAAAAACAATGGGGCTTTTTCTTTAAAAAAATAAAAAAAAAGTATGTTTTTATGAATTTCGTTGATATATATTATTGTATCAAGGTTATACTTGATTAACAAATGACAATTAAAAAATAATAAATAGGAGATAACAAATGGACTTAAATGCAATTCGCAAACGTCTCGGTCAATTACAGACCACAAACAATCGCACATCAAGTTTATGGAAGCCACAACCTGGCAAAACCCAAATTCGTATAGTGCCTTACGCATTCAATAAAGATAATCCTTTCATTGAATTATTCTTTCACTACAATCTGAACAATCGTTCTTATTTATCACCAATCAGTTTTGGTCGTCCAGACCCAATTGAAGAGTTCGCACAGAAACTCAAAGCAAGTGGTAATAAAGAAGATTATCAATTGTCTAAGAAATTGGAAGCAAAGATGAGAACCTTTGCACCAGTTATCGTTAGAGGTGAAGAATCACAAGGTGTTAAATTTTGGGGATTCGGTAAAACGGTTTACCAAGAACTACTATCAATCATAGCTGACCCAGATTATGGTGACATAACAGACGCAGTTAATGGTCGTGATGTAGTGGTTGAGTTCATCTCGGCAGAAGAAAGTGGAGCAAGTTTCCCTAAAACAAACATTAGAGTGAAACCTAATCAAACACCAATCTCTGACGAACCAGCAGTGCTTGAAAAAGTCAAGACATCACAAAAAGACATTACTGAAATTTATCAAGAGCAGTCTTATGACGACTTAACCAATGTTCTAAACGAATGGTTAAATCCAAATGAAGACTCAACAGAAGAAGTGAAACAAGAAAGTGTTTCAACTTCTGACTTAGGAACTTCTAAAGTGAAAGACACTTCAGAAGCTTTTGATGAATTATTCAATTCGTAAATAATAACACAATATGGGGGTTGAACAATCAATCCCCATTTAAAACGGAGTAAAAGAATGTCAGTAACTGATGTATTGGCTAAAACATTAGCCGACTCTTTGAATAAAAAATTCAAAGACACAAACAAAGTGGCATACTTCTTAGACGGAAGTGATACCACACCAACAGATATTAGGGAATTTATCTCAACGGGTAGTTCCACATTAGATTTGGCTATATCAAATAGACCAGATGGAGGTATCGCAGTTGGTAGAATTACAGAAATCAATGGATTAGAATCAAGTGGTAAATCTCTACTTGGTGCACACATCTTAGCAGAAACTCAAAAGAAAGACGGAGTAGCAGTTTATATAGATACTGAAACATCAGTCAGTCAAGAGTTTATGGAAGTCATTGGTTTAGATTTAAATAAGATGTTATATTTACATTTAGAAACCGTAGAAGAAATCTTTGAGGCAATCGAAGAAATCGTAACACAAGTTAGGTCATCTGATAAAGATAGATGTGTAACGATATTGGTTGACTCATTGGCAGCCGCATCAACGAAAGTTGAAATGGAAGCCGACTACGACAAAGATGGTTGGGCAACTTCAAAGGCAATCATTATATCAAAAGCTATGAGAAAAATCACTCAAATGATTGGAAAACATAATGTAGCTTTGGTATTCACTAATCAATTAAGACAAAAACTCGGAGTAATGTTCGGAGACCCTTGGACAACAAGTGGTGGAAAAGCATTACCATTCCACGCATCAACACGAATCAGACTAAAGAATATGGGTCAAATCAAAGACACTAAAAAGAATGTCCTTGGTATGAAGTGTAGAGCACAGATTGTCAAGAATAGATTAGGACCACCTTTGAGACACGCAGACTATGATATGTATTTCGATAGAGGTATTGACAACTATGGTGGTTGGTTAACCGCAATGAAAGAGCATAAACTCGTTAAGTCGGGTGGTGCTTGGTATACATTAGTGGACCAAAACGGAGATGAACATAAGTTTATGTCAAAAGATTGGGAAGAATTAATTACCAAAAATGACGAACTAAGAGAATATGTTTATCAACTCATTTGTGATAAGGTTATATTAAAATACAAAGAAAAACTTGGTATTGATGATGTAGAGTTTACAGATGAGGTCCTTGGTGATTAACAAAAGACACCTATCGATTCTGAATCAAATAAAAGAATCTGGCGGCGAAATAGATAATGGAAAACCTAATGACTCGGTTATGTTGATTGACGGCATGAATTTATTCATACGAGTATTTTCAGCCATACCAACTACTAATGAGGACGGAGTTCACGTTGGTGGAATAGTTGGTTTTTTAAGGTCATTAGCTTTCAATATTAATATGATTAGACCTACCCGAATTATCGTTGTGTTTGACGGTAAAGGTGGGTCTAACCGCCGTAGAAAGATTTTCCCAGAATACAAAATGGGAAGAAAGATGTCGTATCGTTTAAATCGAGCACACACTACTTTAACTCGTAATGAAGAACAACAAATGATGATACGACAACTCAATCGTGTTGTAGAGTATTTGGAGTGTTTACCGATATCAATTATGAATATGGAAAATTGTGAGGCAGATGATGTAATCGGATACCTTTCTAAACACATATACAAAAATAACAAAACCACAATCGTCTCAACAGACAAAGACTTTTTACAATTGGTCGATAAGACCACAAGAGTGTATTCACCTACTAAGAAAAAGATGTATGATGAGGACAAAGTATTTGAAGAATACGGAATACACCCAAGTAACTTTTTATTATTCAGAATGTTTGACGGAGATAAGTCAGATGGAATACCAGGCGTAAATGGTATTGGAATGAAAACTTTAATCAAGTTATTTCCATTTATGGGAACAGAAGACAAGTATACATTGGAAGACATTTACAGAAGTGCAGAAACACAGAAAGTTCCATTGTGTGAAAAGATATTACAATCAAAAGATTTATTAGATATGAACAAACGACTTATGGATTTAGAAGACGGAATTATAACTGGACACACAAAATTAAAAGTAAAGGAAATAGTTGAACGACCAATCCAACGAGTAATCAAACATAGATTTCAAAAGATGTTTTTAGAAGATAAGTTGTATCAGGCATTACCTAATCTGAATAGTTGGTTAGCAACTACATTCAATAAATTAAATTTTATGGCAGAGGAGACTCATAGGTGATAGAATTAAACAAAACATATAATAAAAATTGCTTAGATACAATGAAAGAAATGCCAGATGATTTCGTGGATATGACATTAACTTCACCACCATATGATAATTTAAGAGAATACAAAGGATTTAGTTTTGAGTTTGAAAAAATAGCAGATGAACTATATCGTGTAACAAAACCAGGTGGAGTTGTAGTTTGGGTGATTGGAGATGCGACAATCAAAGGAAGTGAAACAGGAACATCATTCAAACAAGCACTATTTTTCAAAGAAGTGGGATTTAATTTATTTGACACAATGATATATGCAAAGAAACCTCGAGGAGCAGTAGGCAACAATAAAACTTATTGGCAAACTTTTGAATATATGTTTGTATTTAGTAAGGGAACACCAAATACAATAAATTTAATTAAAGATAGAAAGAATAAGGAAAGCAGAAAGGGAGACCGAGGGACAAAAAGACTGACAGATGGAAGTTTAAAAAAAATTGAAAGGGCAGGTTATGAAGAGTATGGAAGAAGAACAAATATATGGGAATATGATAATGGCAAGGGACACTCTTCCTCGGATGACGTTGCCTTTGAGCATCCCGCAATATTTCCTGAAAAACTAGCAAAAGACCACATAGTGAGTTGGACTAATGAAGGTGATTTAGTATATGATTGTTTTATGGGAAGTGGAACAACAGCAAAAATGTGTATGGAAAATAATAGAAATTATATCGGTAGTGAAATCTCAAAAGAGTATTGTGAGATTATACAGAAAAGATTAGAACCATTAAAAGTTTGGGATAAGTTCGGTGGGTAGAAAACGAAAATATCATACAGAAAAAGAAAGACGAGAAGCCCAAAGAAAGTGGCAAATGGACCATTACTTACGCAATAAAGAAAAAATTAAACAGAAAGCAAGAGAAAAGTACAGAGAGAAAAAAAGAAATGAGTTATATGAAAAAAAAGCTAATGCTTTGTACGGAGAAATTGATATTTAATATTATAAGGTTATGAGCAAAAACGAATCACTAATACAATACGGAACATCTTTCCAATCAAAAATCATCACATCATTGTTGTTGAACAATAAGTTCATCAAAACCGTGTATGATATATTGGAAACAAGTTATTTTGACGCAGACTCAAACAAATATTTGATTAAAGAAATTAAAAAGTATTTCGACCACTACAAAATCCCACCAACAATGGAAGCTATGAAAGTATTGATTGATGATGTGGATAACGATACATTAAAAACATCAGTAGTGGATAGTTTGAGAAATGCTTGGAACTTTAGAGAATCACCAGACTTGGAATTCGTTCAAGAAAAAACATTAGAGTTTTGTAGGAATCAAGTTATCAAAGCAGCAATTATGGATTCAGTAGAGTTATTGGATACTCAACAATACGATAAGATAAAAGGTGTGATTGATACTGCTATGAGAGCAGGAGTTGAAAGAGATATCGGACACGAATACAATACTGGTTTTGAAGAACGAATGACACAACAATCAAGAAAGTGTGTTCCAACGAAGTGGGATAGTGTTAATGAATTAATGGACGGAGGTTTAGCAGGTGGGGAACTTGGAGTGATAGTTGCACCAGCAGGTATTGGTAAATCTTGGACACTACAAGCAATCGGAGCAGACGCAGTTCGTCAAGGTAAAACCGTAATACATTATACATTAGAGTTAAATGCACAATATGTTGGATTGAGATATGATACCATTGTATCAGGACAACCAACAGCAAATTTACAATACCACAAAGAAGAGGTATTAAAAAAGATTAATCAATTAAAGGGTGAGTTAGTAATTAAATATTACCCAACAAGAAGTGCAAGTGTCAACACAGTATCTGCACACTTACAACAATGTGAATTACAAGGTATAAAACCAGATATAGTATTGGTTGACTATGCAGATATTATGAAGTCAACACAACATTTTACAGAAAAAAGACACGCAATAGGATTAATATACGAAGAATTAAGAGGTATAGCTGGTGAGTTTGATATACCGATATGGACGGCATCACAGGCAAATCGTTCATCTTTGGAAGAAGATGTGATTGGAGCAGATAAAGTATCGGAAGATTACAGCAAGGTAATGACGGCAGATTTTGTTATGTCTATGAGTAGAAAAGTTGAAGACAAGATAGCAAACACAGGTAGATTCCACGTGATTAAAAATAGATTTGGACCAGACGGAATAACCTTTCCAGCAACCATCAATACCAACACAGGATTCATACAAATCTATGAAACCAGTACACAAGAAGGTAGACAGACCCAAGGAAAAATGGATAATGCAGAGGAGTATATGAGAAAAACATTAGCTCAAAAGAAGAAAGATTTTGATAATTTTGAAACTGATGGATTTGAATAAAACTTCTAAGATTAATTTAATAGAACTTCAAAGAATTTAAAATAATCTCGTTTTTAATCTATATATATCCTACTTATATTAGGAAGAAAAAAAGAGAAAAATGAAGGACAAATAAAATGTTTAAGTTATCAGAAAACTTTATCAGTAAGTACAAAAGAAAGAAAGCACCATTCGGTTTCAACGGATTAGGTGAATTAGTTTATATGCGTACCTATTCAAGAATTAAACCAGACGGAAAAAATGAAAGATGGTGGGAAACCGTCCAAAGGGTTGTAGAGGGAACATATTCAATGCAAATGAATCACATTGAATCTCATCAATTAGGTTGGAATCCCTGGCAAGCACAGAAATCCGCACAAGAAATGTATGATAGAATTTTCAATATGAAGTTCTTACCACCAGGTCGTGGTTTATGGGCTATGGGAACAGCAATCACAGAAGAAAAAGGATTGTATGCAGCTCTAAACAATTGTGCATTCGTATCAACAAAAACAATTAAAGACGACTATTCAAAACCATTTTGTTTCTTAATGGACGCCTCAATGTTAGGTGTTGGAGTAGGATTCGATACTAAAGGAGCGGGGGAAATTATCGTTAAAGGTGTTGATATCAAAAGAGATGAACAAAATTTCCAAATACCAGATACTCGTGAGGGTTGGGTTGAATCATTACAACACTTATTAGAAAGTTACTTTCACGGACAAGGAGAAGTTGTATTTGATTATAGTTTAATTAGATTAGCAGGTGAACCAATCAAGGGATTTGGTGGAGTATCATCAGGACCAGAACCATTAGAAGAAGTCCACGAAGAAATTAGACAAGTATTAGAGGGTAATTCAGGAAAACCAATTACAATCACAACCATCGTAGATATTATGAATTTAATCGGTAAGTGTGTTGTGGCAGGTAATGTAAGAAGAACTGCTGAGATTGTATTTGGTGACGCTGATTCAGAAGAATACTTAGACTTAAAGAATTATAAAGTAAATCCACATAGAGACCAATATGGTTGGACATCAAACAACTCAATATTTGCAGAACTCGGTATGGATTATACAGAAGTTTCAAAACGAATCGTAGATAATGGAGAACCAGGATTAGCTTGGTTAGACAATATGAGACATTATTCTCGTATGAAAAACGGAGGAGATAATAAAGACCACAGAGTAATGGGTGGTAATCCTTGTTTGGAACAATCATTAGAATCATATGAATTGTGTTGTTTAGTAGAAACATTTCCAGACAATCACGACGATTTAGAAGACTACAAAAGAACACTCAAGTATGCATATCTATATGCAAAAACCGTAACACTCGGTAGAACACATTGGTCAGACACCAATAGAGTTATGTTGAGAAACAGAAGAATCGGTTGTTCAGTTAGTGGTGTCGCACAATTCATAACTAATCGTGGACTAAATGAATTTAGAGATTGGTTAGAGGGTGGATACGATACCATTCAAGAGTGGGATAAGATGTATAGTGATTGGTTCGCAATACCAAGAAGTATCAAGACTACATCAGTTAAACCAAGTGGAACGGTTTCTTTATTAGCCGGAGCAACACCAGGTTTACATTATCCAGAATCGAGATTTTACACAAGACGAATTAGATTATCAATTAATTCGGAATTAGTAGAACCCCTAAAAAAAGCAGGTTATAAAATTGAACCAGCGTTTGGGTCAGAAGACTCAACATTAGTCGCTGAAGTGCCAGTAGATGTCGGTGAAGGAATAAGAACTGCAGCAGAATTATCCATTTGGGAACAATTCAGTTTAGCAGCATTCCTACAAAGACATTGGGCAGACAATCAGGTTAGTTGTACTGTGACATTCGACCCTGAAACAGAAGGAAAAGAAATTCCATTTGTATTAAATTACTTCCAATACCACTTAAAAGGAATAAGTTTATTACCAAGACACGATTACGGAGCATACCCACAAATGCCTTACGAAGCTATTGAAGAAAAGGAATACAATAAACAAGTTAAAAAATTAGGTAAATTATCATTCGGTGTTATCAAGAATGAAGAAGCAGAAGTTGATAAGTTCTGCAACAACGATAGTTGTGAAATACCTGGAGAAGAATTAACAAGTGAGAATTAAATTTTCTTAACTGGCAGACGACACACCAGTATAAAAATGTGTCATCACAGAAACAAACAAGGAGAAACGATTATGAATATTCGTAATCTTATAGTATTGTTTATGGTAACCACAGGATTGTTCGCACAATCAATAATGGGAACCGTATATGATGCTAACTCAAGACCACTTGAAGGCGCTAATGTCGTTCTTGTAGGTACAGATTTGGGTGACATCGCTAATGATAGTGGTGCTTACGCAATGATAAGTGTACCAGCAGGTTCATACGAACTAACAGCTTCTTTCATAGGTTATTCGCCGATAACTAAAACAATAGTTGTTGGTGAAGAAGATGTAATGACCCACTTCATTCTTGAAGTTGGTGGACTTGCATTATCAGATGTTGAAGTTTTGGCTTCAAGAGCATCTGACAAAACACCAGTTGCTTTCACTAATGTAACAAAAGAAGAATTTGAAACTCGTCTTGGTTCACAAGATATTCCAATGATTCTTAACACTACACCAAGTGTATATGCAACACAACAAGGTGGTGGTGCGGGTGATGCTCGTATCAACATACGTGGTTTCAATCAAAGAAACATCGCAGTAATGATAAACGGAGTTCCACAAAACGATATGGAAAATGGTTGGGTATACTGGTCTAATTGGGACGGAGTAGGAGACACAGCAGCTTCAATCCAAGTTCAAAGAGGACTATCAGCAGTAAATCTAGCAACACCATCAATCGGTGGAACAATGAATATCATAACCGACCCAACATCTTTTGAAAAGGGTGGAAAGTTCAAACAAGAAGCAGGTGAAGGTGGTTTTATAAAAACTACTTTTAACTACAATACTGGTCTTATTTTAAACGACAAGTTAGCTTTAAGTGGAACAATTGTTCGTAAAACAGGTGATGGTATTATTGACGGAACGTGGACAGACGCTTGGGCATATTACTTGGGAGCAAGTTATGCAGTAAGTGACAAACAACGTTTTGAAATGTACGCAATCGGTGCCCCACAACGACACGGACAAAATCTATACAAGCAAAATATCGCAACTTACTCACAAGAGTTAGCAGGTGATATTGACGGATACGATACTGATGCTTTCGCAGAAGGCAACAAGTTCGAAACCGAAGCAGGTAGATTTTTCAATCAGAATGTCGCACCTATTGACCCATCATATACAGGTAAACAATATTGGTATATGTATGGAGCGAACACAACTAATAGATATAGTTCAAACTTTCTTAACGAAAGAGAGAACTTTTTCCACAAACCATTAGTGAACATCAATCATTTCTTAGAATTAAATGACAAAACAAGATTGTCATCAGTATTCTATTGGAGTGGTGGTTCAGGTGGTGGAACAGGAACTTACGGAAGTGTATCAAGAATGCCAGCAGTTGCAGGAGAAAGATGGTACGCATCTTCACCTTGGACTTGGGATTGGAATGCAGAAATTGCACAAAATTCTGACAACATTGATGAGAACTTCTCAACAGCTGAAAATCGTTCAACAGGAATTCTTAGAAATTCTATCAACAGACAAGACACATATGGTTTGATTTCAAAATTAAACTATGTTGTAAATCCTGAATTGGAATTACAATTCGG